AGCCGCTGGTTTTAAAGGTACAGCCGCCAGAGGCAACAGCATGAACTGGCAACGCGATACCCAAACCAACGAGCATTATTTGCCCGTTTATGGCGGCTTGTCATGGAAGGTCTACAAGACCTTTGCAAAAGACTATGCCCTGACCTTGCATCACGAGAACATAGGCCACGGCGAAGATGTCGAGTTCTTTGAAACACTTGCGAAGGCAAAACGCGAAGCAGAACGTAGAAGGAAGACAGCATGAACACCGACCACATCGTTCACAACAGCAACACCCAGCGCATGGAGTGCCAACACTGGGCAAAACAATAAACCAACATTAGGGAAAGTCCCTATAAAAAAGACTTGACCTGTGGTTAAGTTTGCTTAACAATACATTCATTCCCCAGCACAACGCATAGGGTCTTTAAGGAAATCAAATGAGCATCAAAGTTGAATACATTCAAACACTAAAAATGTGGCGGGCAGAATACCGCGACGAAATTGGCACTTTAGGACTTGGTTTTACATCAAAGAAACGTGAAGATGCCATCTTTGCTTTGGGTCTATCAATGGGCCGCAATCCTGAAAAATTTAGCCGCCCATTAAGTGACTACCTTGACAAGCCTATGTCATGCCATCGCTTAAGCGATTATTTAAGCAAACCTTAATCAACCCAAGGGGCGCAAGCCCCATCTTTCAGCTTTAAAGGAGAATTGAAGATGTTGGCTCAAATGCCATTAATTGATTTGCATATCATGTCTGAAAATGATGAATTACCAAATAATGTTGGATTCAAAATTGTTGGTGGACGTACTATTTATAAATACATTGGATGGATGTGGAGACAATCTGATAAACAGATTTATCTTAATAAACATGATTTGTTTGCAGACAATGAAGAACGATATAGACGCTACTTGTCTGATGATACTTTGATTGAAATTGTTCCATTCCAAAATTTAAATAATGCACCATCATTTAATTACAACGCACCTTATAACGCTGAGTTCTTAGGCGCACAACCCGCCCATGTTGGTCAAGACTATTAAAGGAACAAACATGAAACACATTGAAACGCTACCTTACAACGATGCCCGAATCATGGTCGATACAGGCCTTGAACATTTGGCAATTGAATACGCTGACTTAGGTTCAACAGTTGACTGCTACTTTTGCCCTGTAAGCGGCAACTTGTGGCATTGCTATCTGGGCAAACATGACCTTTACAACGTGCTTGCGCCAGCAGTCATTGCTGAACTTGAACGCGAATTTGCCCCTCTCAGCCACTATGAAAGACACGACTATGTTTGATATTGAACACTACAAAAAACCCCGTGATTGGGCGCAAATTGCCCTCTGGGTTGTTTCTATTGCCGCCATTGTGGTGGTTTTGCTTGACTTGTTTATTTGGAGACCTTGAATGAAATACGCACTTTTACTTTTGGCTTTGGTTGGATGTGCCAGCCAAGCCCCAGCACCCGTAGAAACACGGGAAACCACGCAAGAGTTGGTCATGGACAAAACGATTCAATCAATGGGTCGTAATGAAGTGATTGATGGAATCAAACAGTGCGAAACCGCAGGGCTTCGTGCAATTCCAATTTATGCAAAACGCAAGATAAACGGACACTCAGCTGAAACAGTTGTGGATGTTACTTGTGGCCCACGGTACAGATAAACAGGAGACAACATGGAAACACCAATCGGAAAAAACATTGCCGCAGCATTTGTCAAAGCACAGCGAGCCTTTGGCCCTGCGCTAAAAACCTCAACAAACCCGCATTTTCGTAGCAAATATGCTGACCTATCAAACTGCATTGAGGCTGTCATTGACGCCTTAAATGCCAATGGCATCGGTCTCATGCAGCGCACTTATGAATGCAAAGATGGTGTTTTGCTAGAAACCGTTTTTGTGCATGAATCAGGTGAAGTCATGGAATGCGGAATGCTTCATGTGCCTGCTACTAAACAAGATGCAATGGGCTTTGGCTCGGCGTTGACTTATGCGCGAAGGTATTCGATTTTGGCAGCCACTGGCCTCGCACCTGAAGATGATGACGGTGTTGCTGCCAGCCGCCGCACCGAGATCAAGTCCACAGTAGATGAGCACAAGATTGCTGACTTGTTGGCTGCAATGGATGAAGTCACCACACTCAAAGAACTTCAGGAAACCTACAAAGCTGCCTACAAAGCGACAAATGGCGAACAAGCATGGCAGACCAAAGTCATCGCCAAAAAAGATGCTAAAAAATCTCAACTGGAGGGTGCATGAAACCCGAAATATCACTTGAAACTTTGGTAATGGCAAAACAAGCCATTGATGAATTATTGAAATTTCATTTAGATTCAGCCTGTAAAGATGAGGCCGTATTTAACATGACTTCTGATATGAGAAAACGTGCTTATAAAGCCTCAAGTGAAATTTATTTGGCAACTTTCATTCTTTTAAAACAAACAACTTTGGAGGTTACAAATGGAACAGGGAACGGTTGAATGGTTTGCCGCCAGATGCGGCAAGGTCACCGCTAGTAGAGTGGCAGACATCATCGCCAAGACCAAAACTGGTTTCAGTACCAGCAGAGATAATTACATGGCGCAACTTGTTTGTGAACGCATGACAGGCAAGCCAGCAGAGTCATTCAGCAACTCAGCAATGCAATGGGGTACAGATACCGAACCATTTGCCCGGGCCGCTTACGAGGCCAAGGTGGATATTTTGGTATCTGAGGTAGGGTTTATTACCCACCCACGCATTGAGATGTCTGGTGCGTCTCCTGATGGCTTGGCGGGTGATGGTTTGGTGGAAATCAAATGCCCCAACACAGCCACCCACATTGCAACCCTGATTGACCAAAAAGTGCCTGAAAAGTACATCACTCAAATAATGTACCAAATGGCCTGCACAGAACGCCCTTGGTGCGACTTTGTTTCCTTTGACCCACGGCTGCCCGAAAAATACCAACTATTCATTAAGCGCATCAACTTTGACATAAAAATCGTTGATTTGCTTGAGAATTCAGTCATCCAGTTTTTGGATGATGTAGACCTGAAAATCCAACAACTTGAAAGCCTTGCATGAAAAAAATAAAAGATATTACTGTCGTAACTGGTTCTTACACCAACAAAAGCGGTGAAGAGAAAAAACGCTACCAAAACATTGGTTCGGTGTTTGAAGATAACGGCAACCTCAAAATCAAATTAGATGTGATACCTCTGCCCAAGGGTGGTTGGGATGGTTGGGCAAATTGCTACGACATCAAACCTTACGAGGGCAAACAAGTAACGGAGGCTGTAGATGACATACCTTTTTAAACGAGCAAGGTCACTTGACCCAGTGACCAGCCATGCCGCAGCCGAACAGTTTAAGTCTGGTGACTTGCACTTTGATTTAATCGTGCATTGTCTCCAGCAATTTGGCCCATTGGGTAAAGATGGCATTTCTTACTTGATTGGGTTGGATGGTAATCAAGTTGCTAGACGCTTGCCGGAAATGAAAAGACTTGGGCTGGTGGAATTAACGGGTCAAGTCACCAAGTCAAAGTCTGGCAGAGCAGAGCGTGAATGGCGGTTTGTGCCTGTACAGCGGGAGTTGATATGACACAAGATGAATTAAAAGCATTGATTGAAGACTTGCAGTTGAACCATGAGTTTTGCCCCAAAGAAGTTATCTTACAGGCGGCTGATGAACTTGAGCGATTGGCACAGCGCACATGGGTAGGGCTGACGGTTGAAGAAATAGCGGCTTGTTGCAGGGAATCTACAACAACACAGCTTAGTTTTTATAACGCTATCGAAGCCAAACTTAAGGAACTCAACACTTGATTAGCCGCATTATTTTGTGCTTGTCAATGATGGGGGTTGGCGGTTATAACTTGTTACCGCCAGCACCCCTCAACATCTACCAAATGCAGCGCAAGTCAAAAGAAAAGTCGATCAGCGAGTTATGCCAAAAACCTAAAAAAACCAAAACCGTACAGGAGATATGCGACCGATGGAAGAAGTAATTATCACCATTGCAGTTATGTTCATTGGCGCAATCATTGGCATCGGCTGCATCATCTTGCTGTTGCATTTCCTTGCCGATTAAGCAAACCCTCTAGTTCCTGATTTATCAATAATCAAGGCCATTGCTCTTGGTTTGACATCATCAGAATTAGGTATGCTTACATGAGTCCATCGGTCAAACTCACGAATTACTTGATCGTAAGGTAAATCAGCTTCAATAATTGCCCTGACTACTTCATCAGGCTTCATGCCCACCACCCGAATATCGGCTGCACACCCACGCCGATGTTGTGATTTATCTGAACTGCCCACTGCATCATTTACGGCTTTTGACCTAAATGCACTATTCACGATGATTGGTTTACCGCCAAGTACCTCTTTGACTTGTTCCAAAAACTCAGCCAAGCGCACCAAGTTTTCTAGCTCGACATCATTGGGCGTGTTGTCTAAGTTTCTGTGGTCGGTGTGGGTCAGTTCTTCAAGAGTAAAGTTTGGTGATAGGTTCATTGCATACCTTTCATTTGGTCGTAGGCTTGGATACAGGTGTTGAGTTTTCTAATGGCGGCATCTCCTTCTGCAGTGATGGCGATAAGAGCATCAGCAGTCGTTCGGTCAAGTTCGGCTGATGTTGTTCCTGTATCACTTCCGCTGGCAGGGGTGGCGGTTTCGGGCATTGGAAAGTCGCACTGGGGCGTTTTGACAGGAATCCGCAAGCTGAGAGCACCAGTGGAAATATCAGCACGCAAACGGGTCTCTTTAATCTTTGCAACATGGTTTGCCTTTCGTAATGTTTCACCATAAGTCTGTGCGACTTTTGCCATCGCTTGTTCAGTTTCCCTTGCCTTGGCATTCAGGGCAGCAATCTCAAGTTCTTGCCTTTCATACTCATCGTTTTCGCCTTTGTAGTATCCACCCCCAAAGGCAGACAACACCGCCATAACGATGCCAAGAATAATCCACGGATTAAATAGGCTTAACATCATCAACCTTCATCATTGCTTCTGTCTTGTCTTTGCTTGACTTGCTTGAGCCGTAGAAAAAAGAAATGATAGTTGCAACCGCAGTACCAAGCAAGAAACCAAGAATGATGTTGGCAAAGTCCCTGCCGCCTTCTGGCAACTGAAGAAAAGTTACACAGAAAAAATAAAAGACTGACGCAATAGCCCAGAACCATGCGTAGTAATAAATGAAATGTTTTACGGTTTTGTCATTGGGGTCTATCTGGGTTTGCATCTCGCCTCTCCTTTTCAATTTCACGTCTGAGTTTTTCTACTTTCACAATTTCTTGCTGCACCGAGTTCTTGGCCTCAAGAATATCAACATACATCAAGGCCATTAACGGCAGCAATAACGCAATCAGCACGCAAGCAGCAACCCAGCCCATTATGTCTTTTGCCACCGACTGACTAGGATTAGCCACAACCAAAGGTAAAGGAGGAATGTAAAAGTCGCTATTACCCACGCTACTTTTAGATGGAAGTTTCTTGCCTCTTGGCGAAGTTGCCATGCCATCTCCTTGTCTCGCCTTTCTTTTGCAAGTCTAGCTTTTTCCTGTTCTTCCCGTATGACACCACGCATTTCGTAAGTCTGCGTGTACAAGTCAGCAAGCCCCGAGGTTTGGTAGACCATTATTTCCCTAATAGTCACATCCAGCTTTGCCATCTCTTGCTGGCACAAAATACGATTCATAGCGTTTTGCATCTGCTCGGCATTGGTGACGCTTGGGTCATAGACTTTTGCCTTTTCTTCTTCAGTCCTCAGGTATTCGGTCAGCTTGTCTTGCAATGTCCAGAATTTTGTAAGTTCAGCAACGATGTCTGCCATTGCTTGTGACTCGTTGTAGTCAACGAATTTTTCTGCCTTTTTCGCCACAAACTTGGGCGTGATTGGGGCTGTTGCAAATAATCGTTGCCACCATGATCTAACGGCTTTTGCATCGCTGGCAATTTCCTCTGCCGTTGACTTGATTTTGAGAAAGTTGGATTTGCTTTGTTTGTACAGGTCGCATAGCTTTGTAATGCCTTGCACACAGCTATTTGCAGCCAACAACAAACTGATCGGGTCAATTTATAGCCCCAGTATTTTCTTGATCAACTCGCCAGCAAAGCCCGGACCAAGCAACACAGCCGCAATCACCACATAAAGCAAATACTCAATGCGGGTCATGCGCTTTGAGCCTGACTCAAATGATTTTTCAATTGCGGCATATCTCTCAGCGCAAACCGCTTCATGCACCGCAAGTCGTGTGTCCACCTCAGTCATTTCAAATGCCTTGACCGGGCGTTATGAACACGGTAGCTGCTGATGCTGATAACCCACTAAAAAATGCACCCGATGGAAAGCGCAGTATTTGCGTTGCACCAGCAACGATAGGGATGCCAGCAGCTGGTGAACCGGCGGCAGCGGCAACAGCATTTGTGGCGGCTTCTGCGGCGGTTGACCCAATACCTAGATGCACGATTACTGCCCCAGTGTTGACAATCCTTACTTGACCAGTGTCTTGGCCTGAAAAGCGTGTGTTAACTAGTGCTTGTACCCCGTTTGGGGCTGGCGTTGTTGAAGCCACCACGATTGTGTTGCCTTGTGGTGCAAATGCAATTTGACTATTTGTAGACATGATTTTCCTTAAGGTTCATTGTTAGGTTGTGTTTGTGCTTCAGCCAGTGCTTGTGCCTCTGCTAAAGCCTGTTCGTCTGCAAGTGCTTGTGCTTCAGCTTGTTGTGCCGCTACTGCCGCATCATGGATTGCTTGTTCTTCAGCGGTGTACTGAATGATTGAGGTCACACCTGTTTGGACATTCACTTCGATTCTGTGTGTCATGGTTTATCCTTCATAAAGAATGTTGATTGAGCCAGCGTCAAAGGTGTCTGTTCCGCTAATTGTTGTTACTCGAACTGCAGTTAAAACTGCGGCAAGAGGAACTGAGCCGCCTCCAAGTTGTCCTCCGTTTGTAGTAGATGAGCCACCGCAAACAGCCATATAAGACCAAGTATTTCCAGTTACGTTTGTAATTGCACAACTTCCACCATAAGTAGTTACGCCGCCAGCAGTTTGGTTTTGTCCAATTGGGAATCCTCCAGTATCTGTAGCCCCACCAAGACCACCTGTTGCAAATGTTACACCAAAAGTTACATAGCCTGATGTGGTGTATGTTGGAGTTGCACCAGTACCAAGTTGAATTCTAAATGTGGAATTACTACTAAGACTTACTGCGCTAAACATCACAGTAATGCGCTTCACCCAACTCGGTATACCTGTGAAGTCAATGCTTGTACCCGATGTAGATGTTTGCACAGGAGCAGAGGTAATGCCCAGTACCGCACCTGAGTTGATCGTGACGCTTGCTGATCCATCAATTACTGTGCTCATGCCCATGTCCCCACGTTAGTCGCTGCGCCAGATGCGGAAAGCGGATTGATTCGGATGTAGCTACCAATTTGTGTTGAGTAAGCACCGCCCGGTGCGGCTGATAGCGTGTACTGCGGAATGAATGTGCCGCCAGCATTGACTGATACTGTGCCTTTCATGACCACTATCATAGTAAATGTGGCAGTAGAAATTGCGCCAGTGATAACGACTGCTGATGCTGTTTGACCAAATACTTGAACGGTATCACTTGTGGTGACGGTCACTAAACTGGTTGAATTTGATTTTCCAATGTTGTGATAAGCAATATTGTTTAAAGTAGCCGTGCCGCCAAAATTAGTAGCAAATGTGTGTGACGTTGTACCAGCGGTTTTGCTAAAAGCAGAAACTATTTCAAAC